TAGTATCAGCAGCCACCCCACGCCAAATCAAACCATCGGCAGTCGTTTGTTCTCCAAGCGTTATCTTTTGGTTACCGTTGCCCGTGTACTGTGCCAAGGCAAGGCAAGGGAAAAGGAGGAGGAAAAGTATTTTTTTCATGTTTTTTTTTTATAAGTTTAAAACAGTTATTGTAAAACTACCAGCAGCAGGATTGACAGTTGATGCGCTATAATTATTAAATCTTATTTTAACTGTATTAGTAGCTGAAACCCATGCAGTATAATTTGTATTTGCAGGAGCAGAACCATCTGGCACACCTAATAATACAGGTTGTCCGACTGATACACCAGTTAAAGTAAAAGTTATATCACTTGACGATTGCGCACTTGTACTTGGAAAATCAGTACCAACTGTTATAGATGATTTTTTATCTAATCCTAAAAATCCAGTAGATAAAACTATTCCATCACCTACACCTATTTCACCAATAGCATTACTTGAATTTACACCAAGTATATGAGTTAAACTTGATGTAGTTGCCATTGTTCCAATACTTGCTCCTCCTGTTAATGTGCTAAATCCTGTTGCACTGAATGCTTGACTTGTTGAAAGATCACCGGTAAATGTTTTATTACCTGCCATACTTTGCGTTCCTGTTGTTATAACACCACTGGCAGTTGTTGAAGCATTGGCAATAGTAATAGATGGTGTACTGGTTCCATTGGCAACTGATATAGGCAATGTTCCTGTTACATTTGTAACTGTACCATTTCCATTACCTGTACCTGCACCAATGGCTGTTCTAAAATCAGTAGCAGTTAATGAACTTACTGTGTTATCAGCGTTAAATCGAGGAAATGTAACGGCAGAAGGATTAGTTAAAGTAAACATTGACTGTCCAATAGTTGTACCTCCTAAATCACTTCTCATTCCATCAGCTGCCCTTTGGCTTACCGTGTTATCAGCATTATAACGAAGGAATGAAATAGCTCCAATATCTGGAAGTGTAAAAACATTACTACCTCTTGTAGTTGCTCCTATTGCCGTTCTTGTATCTGCTGCAGTTAACAAGGTAATAGTTTTATTAGCATTAACCTTAATAAATTTATCACTTACACTATTATCAGCGACTAATAATGCTTTGCCCACAACACTTACTCCTAAATTAGTCAATGCCGCATCCGCAGTCGTTGCTCCAGTACCACCATTTGCCAATGGTAAAGCAGTGCCGCTGTATGTCAATGCTAAAGTGCCGCTTGTTGTAACAGGTGAACCGCTTACGGTAAATATTGATGGTGCCGTTAATCCTACGCTTGTAACAGTGCCAGAACTTCCACCACCACTATATTGAGGAATGTTTAAAGTTGCTCCTATTAATGTAGCTGCTCCGCTTGTGCCTGTTGTGGTAAGTGTTAAAGCATTTTGTTTTAAATCAATCCTACTTGATAATGATGCTGTGTCTAAGTTGGTTAAAACATTATTTCCGCCTTCGGTAATATTGCCAGTTACCGCCAAGGTTGAGGATATTGTTGTAGGTTTTAATAAACCAATATTACCCGTAATTCTATCCATTGTAAGCCCTGTATTTGTAACATTTGAGCCGCCTAAATTATCTCTTGTTATTAATTCCATTCTATCAAGATTACCATTGTATCTTAAAATACCACCAAATTCAACGTCAGTGGAAGATGGAGTTCCTGTTTCAGAAAACAAAATAGATGCAATCCCTGTGCTACCAGATTTTAATAAAATATTTTTGCTTACATCAAAAGTAAGATTTGCTATTGGTGTTGTTCCTATGCCAATGTTACCGCTACTTTCTTGAATGACTGAATTACCAATAGTGCTACCCGTGCTTGTAAATTTAGGTATAAAGTCATTTGATCCTGTTCCCGTAACTGGATTAATTAATGCAGATTGTTTACTATTAAATGTAGACCAATCGTTTGAAGTTAAATATCCATTAACACTTCCTGTCGCTGCATTCATAGTCAATACAGGTGTAGTAGTTTTATTAGTGATTGATATTGGTGTGCCTACTGCCACATCTACCTCTGTTACTGTGCCTGCTCCTATGTCACTCCGAAAATTAGCTGCACTCCTTGCATCCACTGTGTTATCGGCATTGAAACGAGGAAAGGTAATGGCAGAGGGATTAGTTAAAGTAAACATAGATTGTCCTATGGTAGTGCCTCCTAAACTTGTTCTTCCTGTCGCTGCTACAAGTCCTGTGCTGCCTCCATCCCATTTAAGTCTATCAGTAAAGGCTGTGTTCCAATTACTACTATTATTTGTAATACTTGTTGTCCAAGTTGTGCCTGTGCTAAGTGCTATGCCTGCCTCTGGATATACAGGATTGCCTTGTCCAGATGAAACAGAGCCAATGCCGGATACTGTGACTAAAGTGTAATTTTCTCCAAGTTTAAATGATGATGCTGCTACCTTGACCTTGTTTGTGTCAATGATAGAGAATTGGTCATTTAATAATAACTGCCCATTGCGGAAGAGTAAAATAAACTGTCGGAGTTGGATAGGAAATTTACTTGTCACTGTCCAGGTCAATGTGTCTGATGTAGCAGGTGTATATTCTTGTTTAAGTATTTTTATAGTATCTCCTCCTATCTCAACTGCTACAATACTATCTCTAACAAAGTCGTACACTGTGGAAGTGTCAACTGTTAGTGTACCTGTTGTCGTTATAGGCCCTCCTAATAGGCCATAGCCAGTACCTACGCTTGTGACTGTGCCGCTGCCTCCTCCACTACTATATTGTGGTATGTTTAAAGTTGATCCTACCAGTGTTGCCGCTCCGCTTGTTCCAGTAGTGGTTAACGATAAATTATTTTGCTTTGTCGCAAATCTTGATGTAAGATTAAGTAATGTAGTATCTGTCAGCTCCATTAAAACGGTAAGGTCTGCGGATACTGTGCCTGTGGTTGTGATTGGATTAGGACTAACTGTTATTCCTGTACCTGCTGATATAGATGTCAAACTTCCCGATCCTCCACCACTTCCTGCACCTCCACCACGAGGAAATATCACCGTGTAATTTTCACCAGCCTTATAAGATGTTGCTGCAATAGTTATTGATGTACTACTTACAACAGTATATTGAGATGGCAATAATATTTGACCATTTCTATACACTTGTAATATTTCTTCATTACCGGTAACTAATGTATCACTTTGTGTCCAAGTTAAAGTTGAGGAGGAAACATTGCTAAAATCTTGCCTTGCATAAAATCTGCCTGTTGTATCTGCGTAGGCTTTGGTTGCGTAATTAGCTAACATAGAAGCCGTATCACTCACCAAAAGTGCAGCCGTTGTGTCTCTCCATAAACCTTCGCTACTTTTATAATACAAAGATGCCTTGTCAAGTGGTGAGGTAATTTGCACGTCGTGAAGCTCGTCCAATTCCAAACCGTTCCTTATCTTACAGAACAATTCCCCCGAACCAGCATTACTCTTTACACATACACCAATATAAACACCATGTATAGGTGCTTGTGGCTTTGTTGATGTCAATGCGCCTGCTGTTGTACCGGATAAATAAACAGCACTATCTTGCGTCAAAGATGATGTGTTTAAACCAGTAATTAAACCTTCTGTAATTATATAACCACTTTGATTGTCTGCTATACTTTCTGCAACAATGCCAAATGTATTAGCCGATGTCGGATCACTTGTTGCAAGTGCTTTTGCTACTGTTATCCTGTTGCCCTGGCTACCAGATAAATAAACAACATCACCTTTATTAAGTGTTGCTCCTGTGCGATTATTTACTCTTTGGTGTAACTGCTGCCCTATAACATTTGTAACATTACCTCCTTTTAACCCTTGTATCAAAGAACCTTGTGTATCATTATATTCTACCTCTCCCACTCCCACAGTGCCATCTTTTGCCGTGTTAAAAGTAATGGAATCAAAAGGCATAGTTAAGCCTCCGCCTGCACCACTTATAGCTGCCCAGGCACCTTGTTTAAATACATATAAAGAGCCGCTAACAGAATCAAGTATAAGATAAGCCTTTACGTTTTTATCTGCATAGCTTGTGGGCTTTGTCACAGTATCTGCGGCAACTCCTCTCCACACCAATCCATTGCCTGTTGTCTGCCAGCCTAACCTTTGTTTGTTGGGTGTAATAGGATAGGGAATTGAATCAATAGATGCATAAGAAATACCTGCAACCATGAGAAAGGCAATAGCAAGTGCTTGCCGTTTGTTGCCAACTTTATTAATGACCTTTTTCCCGATACCAAGAACAAGCTCGCGGAATAAGACAAGGGCAATGTCACCCATTGCTTTTAAAAACTTTCTTTCTTTCTTTGGCTTTATTTCTTCCATTATACTATGTTTATTGCAAAGACAATATAATTACTGCCATCGTAATGTGTGTTTGAATCTATCGTGATCGTCGCAGGTGCTGTGATAGTATATTGACTATCTATTAATTTCTGCCCATTCTGATACACATGAACAGAGGCATTTAAATTAGTCACTGGCAGCGTGCCATTGTTCTGTGTCCAGGTTAAAATATTAGAGGAAGTAGCAAGAAATTCTTGACTAAAAATAGAAACAGCAGAGCCATTAACTGTCACATTGTTTATTGTTTCTGTGACATTATTATTTACCACTCCACCACTACCGGCATTGTTTGCCACCTGGTTAAAGTCACGAGGCTTCGATAATACTGTGCGTTCTGTATAGTTAGGCATCTAATTCTATTTTAAAGTAATCACCTTGCCAAATCTCTGTTTTTAAATCAAAACTACCTCTTTCAAAAACGTAATATCCAGATGAATATTCTATTACCTTGTGAGGAAGGTAAGGATTGTCAACTGATAGATTCTGGAATGGCATATCTACCATGCGTAGCTTTGGTGTAAGCTGACCTCTAATAATCTCATTTACTAATAATTGACTTACATTTTTAGCAGTACCAATATTAGCTATTTTCCAAGATGTAGATGGTACATAAATACTTGATGCATTCAATATTCTTAATGCACCAGTTGTAGTAGTAGAAGGGCCATCGCCCAGGTATGTGTCAAGGTTGCAAACAACAGAAGATTTGTCATCATTATCACTTGCAAATTCTTTTAGATCTGATTGTCCTTGGATTGTGCCATCTGGCAAAAATTCCAAATAATTATTAGTCAAATAATATTCTATGGTGTAATCTGCTTTAATATCTGTGCCACTTTCGTCTCTAATCTCCTTTAATCGCATCTCCCAAACATACTCTCCTGTCTCAGGAATAGCTAAAGTATCAAATGATATTGTTTTATTATTTATTTCAGTACCATCTAAGTTTATAATATCTGTAACAAATTCCCATTCGTAAAAGCTATTCTCCCAACTGGCAGCACCTAACTGATAATTAAAACCATTAGTAAAATTAACTGGTCTCTTTAAATATTTATTTTCCTTTTTAACTTGTAATTGAGTAATTGTGCCTGTAAATTTTGGAGTTGATATTGAATCTAATTTAAAAGCATCTGTATTTGTTGTGTATATTTTATACTCATAATCACCAGCAGCTGTTATTGTTTTAGTTACTCCTCCAATCCGTAATCTAAGTTCACCTTGTGTTAGAACATCAACTTTAATATTGACATAATAATATTTATTAGCTACTACGGCACTGCCTGTCCATTCAACTACACCTGTAACAGCTGTTGCAAATAAATTCCCATTTAATATCTGCCATCCAGTTCCAAGTGTCCAGGTTTGCAAAACATTAAATCCCATCAATGGAATGTAATCTATAATAGATGCAACCTTTACCGCATAGACAAAGATGTGAGGAACAAAACCGCCACCAGTTGACCAAATAGACCTTTGATATAAAATTCCTGTATAGCTTAATTTAGCCTCATTATTTGTACTATCTAAAGTATCTGTTCTAACGATAACTGGATCAGAATTAGTAATGTAGTTATAAACTACACCAGGCATTAAATTCCTTTTAGCATTATGATTGTATCTTACTAATGCATTTTTTAAAGCAGAATAGTATGTCCATTTGCCTCCGCTTAATCTCATTAAATCACTACTTCCTAAATTGCCTTGTATATTAGACAAAGTAAAGTCATCTGTAAAAGTGCCAGATGTTTGAACACCTAAAGCACTATATTTAAAATAACGTAGTGATGCAGGATTATTAGCATATTGATTTATTTGAATAAACCAATACTGACTGCCAGAAAATAAAAGTCTTGCGCCAAGTGCCTGGCATATCTTTTTTAAAACATCATAGCAACTTTGATATGTAAAATTACCTTTAGTATCTTTGTGATAAAATGCTCTATGTTGTATTGCAGTTCTTAAAGCAAAATCATTATTAGCATTGTATGTAATTGTGCTTTCATGCCAATTAAAAATGGTATGTAACACCGGCAAACTATTTGCCACAAGATTCTCTTGTACAAAATCCAACTGATTAAGACAGTTTAAAATATGTTGTACAACTGTGTCCTGCCCGTTGTAAGGCCCAACTGCGCTTTTATAGTCTAATGTCTTTAACCAACCTAATCCATCTATTGCAGATATTTGAGCCTGGTAACCTAATGACAAAGGAACATCCTCAAACTCTACTAAATCGGTAACTATATAGCCATACCATTTAAATGATACAGTAGTATTATCATCCTCATACGCTGTAAGTTCCATCGTAAACCTACCCTCAACTGCCAAGCCGATGTCAAGGAGAAGTGTCTGGAGATCATTATTATTTATTAGTAAAGACAATGAACAACGTGAGCCAATGATAGGTGTAAATCTTTCCTGCCCTTGCTGACTTTCACTGTCGTATTGCAGCTGCAAACCAATGGTATCAAAATCATAAGTCATACCGGAAAAGACCTTGTCTTTAATAGAAACTACTATCTTCCTGCCTTTCTCGTTATATACCGTTGTTTGAAACCTTGCTGCCATTATTGTACTCTGTTAAGACCTTTTTGTGACCTATTTAACAATATAATCAAATCATTACCGCTTATCCTTGTCTCCAATGTGCCACCTACTCCCATGTCTCCCATCATTGATTTTAACTTTGATAAAGGTGCGATAACTTCCGGATCAACACGAGCATTTCTGTTATCTCCCACTGTTGCCATGGTTGGGCCGTAAGCAAGACCTCCTTCTGCTAACTTAGGCGCGCCAATTTTCATTATTAATGACTTTGCTACACCTCCAGCAGCAGCAGCAATAGCAGGAGCAATAGCAACCATAAAAGGAGATAATGGTACAGATGCTAATGCTTTTGCTACATACATTCTAATAAAATTAGCAATAATGTCAGCAATACTTTTCCTTACAGCAGCAGCAAGTTCTTTCATACTTTCAAATCCACTTGCAGCTAATTCACCAAAACTTAATATACTATTAGCAATTATTTTTTGACCATCACCTAACATATCATAAGCACTTTTTGCCGTAGGTGCAATATTATTAAATGATTTAGCTACATCTTCATTTGTTTGTTTTAATCTTTCATTTGCAGCTGATATACTTTCTAATTTATCTGGTAGCAAATCTAATGTAGGTAATAAATTTACAGTATCTATTGGAGTAGCTAATGCACCTTTAACTCCTGCACCTCCTCCAGTTCCTCCTCCTGTTGGTGCGCCACCATCACCAAATACTAATTCACCTGTACCTTCTGTTGCACCTCCTCCTCCACCTTTGCCAGGTGCAGCCATGAATAAGCTTTTAAACTTGCCTTTAAGACTGTCAACTGTTTCTCCTATTGTTTTAAACTCCGCTGCAACTACTCTTTGTTCTTCCTGGTATTTTGTCATACCAGACAAATCAAACAAATTTAATCCTAATGCTTTTTGTAAACTATCTAATTTACCTAAAACAAAAGTAACTCCTTGCATTACGGAGTTCTTTATATTTATCCAAATGTTTGTAAACCTATCGCTAAAAGCTTTCCAGTTATCATAAACATATAAGGCAATAGCACCAACAGCGGCAATGGCTAAAGTAACACCAAGTATAGCAGGGTTAGCAAGTATTTTAGCAAAAGCACCGGATATAACAGTAGATAGTTTTTTGACAGTATCCATAATTAAACGAGTAGTACCAATTAATGCTCCAAAGGTAGTTATCAATTTTCCTACTATAAATATTGCAGGCCCTATTGCTGCAACAAGTAAACCAGCTTTAACAATAAATCCTTGTGTTTCCGGATTAAGTGACTTGAAACCATTTACTAATCTTTGTAATCCTTCGCTCAATGCTGCTGCAACTGCTTCTAAGTTTAATGTTTCATTAATTGCCTTACCTAACTCTGCTAATGATGCGCCTACGTTATCTTTTAAATTATCAAAGGTATTAGCTAAGCCTCCATTAGCCCTCTCCAAATTACCTAAAGCACCAACACTTCTTTTTATAAATTCTTCGCTGCTTATTCCCAGTTCTCTTATTCCTTCGGCAGTCACTACGCCAAATTCTTCTTTCATTACTCGCGCAAACTCTGGAAGCCTTTCTTTAATTTGGTTAAGATCCTCCTGTGTAACTTTGCCCACCGCGCTTATCTGTGACAGTGCTAATACTACTCCATCAAATTGTTCTGCACCACCTCCTGCCCTTGCTACGGCATTGCCAAACTGTGTAATCGTTTCACGAGCTGCATCGGCATTCATTCCTACACTTTGTAATGAGGCAGAGGCTTTGACAACTTCGGGAAGGGCCAAGCCAGGATTCTCGGCAACCTTTCGTAGCTTTTCTAATTCAACTGCTGCTCCTTCACTACTTCCCATAATGGCTATTAATCCATTCTCTAACTTTTCCATGTCGGCAAAGGATTTAAGAGCAGCAGCACCAACACCAATAATAGGTAATGTCAATGACTGAGTTAAGGTAGAGCCAAGATTGGACATATTTTGTCCAAACTTTGTCATAGACTTTTCTACCTTACCTAACTCCTTGTCAAGGTTAGTAGTATCAATGCCAAGTTTTAAAAGTAGTTTACCTATTGCCATTATGCTTCTTTATCCCATTTGTCAAATATTGACTTGTCATTATTTGTCAAACTTCTGTTAGTTTCTTTTTTTATCGGATTCTCCCATGGAAACTCTATTAAATCTTTAGGCTTTAAACTTTTACCTTTTGCCGTGTGGACATTTAGTAAAAGTGTTGTCTGCCATCTAATACGTTCCCACTCTGTTTGCTCTTGTTGTTCAAAGTGATTGTTATAACCTTGTATAGCTATAATAACCTCTTTGAAACTCATGTCGTAATATTGCGAAGGAGGAAATCTTAAAACTCCGAAACAAAAGCGCTCGATGTATTCAAGAGTGAGTTCTCCTCCTTCGCCACTACGTTTTTTTGGCTCTCATCTTCTGGTGGTGAAATCTCATTTGAAATCATTTCCATGATGCGCGTTATACCACCCATGTCTGTGTCTACAAGGTCGCAGAAGGATTGCAAAGTATAAGGACATTTCTCCCCTTTGGCTTTGTAACCATGTTCAACACCGGTAAAAGCAAGTTCAAGGGCAAGTAAGAGATCTTCTCCTAAAAGGGAAAGGTCACTTAATTTAAGTTTCCTCTCCCTTAGAAATGTACCTAACACATACATACCAAATTTAATCGGTATGGAAGTGTTGGCTATTGTTATTGTTTTCATGTGTTAGGATTTAAAATTATGCTTTAACTGTCTTTGTAATTGCACCAGTCACCTCAAAGGATGCTGAATAGCTTGTATTCTCTTCCACACCTGCATTCAAGTCTAATGATGTACAAATAGCACTCATTGTAAAGACATTGTCACCTTGCACGTCTGTGGTAAATTTAATGGTCAATGCAGTACCAGATATTAAATCGGTAAACAAATCATCAAATAGGTAATTGGTAGAAGAATCGCCAGGGCCTGCATACAATGCCTCAGTAGACAATGTGCCAGAAAGCTGACCTTTCTTTACTTCCCTCCATCCACCTGCTGCGGAATCCTTTGTCAAGATTTCACGCATAGCTGCGGAGATATTCATTTGGCAAGAAGTTGCGTAACCGATAGCAGTGCTATCCTTGTATAAGCGCATCAACGTACCATTAATTATGCCAGTAGTTGCCATGTTTATTTATTTTTTGGTTTATTAATTGCTTCTTCATCTGCCTCTTCATTAAAATATGAGTTAGGCACTGGAATAGGAATATAGACTGGATCTTGCTTAACCTCTTCTTTCTTTGGCATTTGTTCAACAACAAAGTCTTCGTCAAGTAGTTCTGCAATCCCATCTTTAATCATTTGTTCGCCATATTCCGATAGAAATACACCTACTTTACCTGGTGCTTTTCCATTCCATTCTTTTAGTAGTCTTAATTTCATCGTTTCATATTTGCCATAAAATCAACACTCATCCAATATACATTCAAATCAGCATTATAGACTTGACTATCGGAGCTTATGTATTTTATTGTTTGTACAGAAATACCATTTACTGTGCCTACAAATCTATCCAACCTATTGCGCACATTGTTTGCAAGTGTCTGTGTAGTTTCGTAATTATTAGTATATACATCAATTTGTATATTTATTTCTTCTAAGTTACTTTGACCATCCTTATAATCTACTGGAATAGAATTTGTAATAGTATATACTACAAAAGGATATTGTACATTTTGTGGAGCAATGTCCGGATAGATTTTAAGTCCACAAATACCAGTCACAGCTGCGTCAGTCGTTAATCTCCCGTATATTACTTTCCCTATCATAACTCCCAGAATTTACGAGGATATTGTTTAGCCATTTTAAGAGCCTCGCCTGACATTTTATCTATTACTGCCATTTGACTTGCTCTTTCAGCTTTATTTTTTACTCTCTTAACCCATGCTTTAGTGTTACCGTAAACCATGTGGGCGTAAAAACCATCTGTTTTTGATTCACTTCCTAATGTAACACCTTTGCCTGCATCTTTATATAATGGCCCAATAGCAGAAGTAAGGTATTTAAAATTTTGTACCTCGCTAACTATTTGTATAGAACGCTGCAAGTTACCTGGCATAATATTATACCTTAAACCTTTTCCTTTTATATAAAATTTATGCGGCTTATTTGATTTAGGAACAAGATTTTTATATGCAGCAAGTGCAATAGGCTCTGCTTGTTTTACTATTTCTTTTCTTTTTGTAATGGTAATTTGCTGCATAATGTTATCAAGTTCAATAACAGATTCTGCAAAATTAGATATAGCTAAAGGCTGACCTTTTTTATTAGTCTTGCCCTCCAATCTTTTTAACCTATTTAACTTTGTCTGTGATATAAACATTACACATAGTTTTGAGCAAATGAACAAAATAGGTGTAAATACAAATTATCTTCACTTATCTGGACATTCTCTATTTGATAATATTTATCCATCCAGATAATTCTTTGTTGCTCGTTTATGTCTGTCCGATAACGACAGGTCACCCTAACCTGGCTCAATGCTGTGATCTTGCCTCCTTCTACCTCTTCTTTATTAATTCCTTTATAATCTACTATTGCCCAAACCTCCGCTAAATTACTCCATGTCTCTGTGCCAAAACCAGTAGTAGATGCAGAACGACTAACGCTTTGCACTATTATTCTTTCTCGTAATTTACCAATCTCTTCTCTTTTGTTGTATCTCATTAGAATAGTTGTACTCTATATTGATCAAGTAAATACTCTGATGCCGTAGGTAATTTCTTAACATAATCCTCTCTGTTATCGTAGCTATCAGCAATCATCATTAATACTGCTTGTCTTATTTGCATTGGTACACCACTTGGCTCTGTGTTGTATCCTGCTGTGTAGGTAATAGTAACATCATTTATATTACCGTAAAGTGTAGGCCATGTCTTTCCGTAACCAAGAGATAATCTACCTGGCTTTAAAAATGTATCTACAACATAATTAGCCGCATCATAAGTCTGTGTACTATTTACATTATCTTGATATTGAAATGATGAAACAGCAATTACCGGAGATACTGATAAATATATAGTAGGATGATTAAGCCTATCTAACTTTTCTGTAATTGTTTGAGTAATCAAGGCCTGGTTAAGGTAACGCTCCGCAACTTCACGAGCTGATTGCAAAAGTGTAGTAATCAAAGTATCATCTGCAGATGTATCTACTTTAAGATAATTCTTAACTTCACTTAATGTCCAAAGTTCTTTTGCAGGTGCCGTTGTTACTTTCCAAGCCATGTTTATAATTTTAATAAGGGATGGATATTGCTACCCATCCCTGTACTATCCCCTATTATTTACAGATTCTTCAAGTGCTTAATTGCGGCAGTCTGTATCAGCTTGCCATCAAATCTTGCATACATCAAGAAGCCAAGCTCCATCTCATCCATAAACCTCTCACGCAATGGCACAAGCACATTGTTAGCTACCTGGCGGATTATGTACTTAGACCAATCTCCGAAGTAAATAATTTTTGCATCAGCAGCCTGTGTTGATGGTAGATCATTGTTTACAAAGAATTGGTAACCTAACAATCTGTCTGGTGTTCCTTCACGAAGTGATGGTTGGAACAAAGTAGTATTATTAGTATCTAAGTTTAACTTTCTAACTGCACTCAAAATCTGATCGTGCATCATAAATGCAGCAGATGGTGAGTTACGGTAAGCAATATCAACAGAGTGAACAAGTTCAACTAAGTTAGCAGCTGTAAAGGCACCGGTAGATGCAGATTCAACACCAGAAGGTGCAGCATCTTTAAATCCAGTTGGTTTGCCAGAACCATCACCAGTTGTGAAAGCAGTGTTCAAGCCACGACCTAAACGCTCACCTAACATAATTGGTAACTCTGTGTTCAATAAACCAAACTCATCATTTGCCCATTCAACAGACACTTTTACAAGTGTGTTTAAAACGTGAGCAGAAAATGTCTCTCTTGTAAATGACATATCCTGTACAGTAACCGCTCCGCCTTCCGTATGCCAGTTACCAGCAGTAGCTGTATCATTAACCTTTGGCCAGTACAAAGTACCTGCTTGTGGAGTAGTAATTATACGAGAAACATTAAGCATTGGGCCATAGTATGCCATAGTCTTCTCCAACTCGTATGAGAATTGGTAGGGAATAACATAACCACCGGCTAATCCAGTCTCCGCAGTCGTAATCGTAGCAGTGCCACGCATCTCTCTAAGCATTGATTGCTCGTTGCTTGTTAAGTCACGCTTTGCAAGTGCTTTCATGAATGCTGTGTGATACTCTGGTGACTTTACAATCTCCCTGGCATCTCTTGGCATTGCAGCAATAGTCTGCTCTACTGGATTAATACCTCTTTCCTCAGAGTTAATTTCAGACCATCTCTCAAGACGAGAAATCTGCTCTGTATAATTTTTAAAGTTAGCATCTGCGGCATCCCATTGTGCCAATTCCTCGGCATTCATTAGACGACCTTCGTTAGCTGCTCTCTTCTGCAAGTCTTCCATTATAGCATAATCGGAAGCCCGCTTTTCTCTTAACAACTTAGAGTTCATTATTTTGTTTTTAAATTAAGTAAATGCAGGGCATTCCTGCGTAGCTCGTTCTGTATATTAATTTCTGACCTAACAGATATATCAATCACCTTTTGTAAATCTTCATCTATCTCCTTAGTAGCCTCATAACTTCTTTTAGCTACCATTGTATCTGGATTAGCTGGATAGGTTACCGGAGAAACATCATACACTTTTTTTATAGAGCGTATAACTCTTTTAGGTTTCATACCAGATCTTTCCTGCCAATCTTCTTTTTCAACGGTAAAGGCAAAACTACTTTGATACACATCACCACGCTTAACCATCTCCAAGAGATCATTGCCTAAAGTAGTGTTTGGTGCCTCAAATTCGTACTCCATTGAATTACCGGTAACATTTAATTTTAAGGTGCCAGATGATGTCCTTGCAAGTACCATGTTTTGGTCATGGTTAAATAAAGCTACAACATCTTTCATGTCAGCTTCATTTAATGATTCTGGTGCCATTTCTTCATCGTACCAACCCATGTCATAAGCAGAGTTAAACACTGTGGCAGTGCCAAAAATAGTGCGGCTTTCCGGTTTAGCCCTTAATTCAAAATTTATGCTCCTTTTTTCCATATTATTTTCTTTAGACCTTTCGTCCATTATTTTCTTTGCTCTACTTTCTGCCCAAGGTAACATACTACTTCCTCCCCAGGCATCGTACATAATACTTCCACATATCTCATTCTCGTTCTCGTCAAAATATTTGCCTTGGTCATATACTTTGGCTCTGCTTAAAAAACTATATGTTCTAATTACCTCATCGTCACTCAATGCCTCTCTGTTAGCTAACTGTCTTGCTCTTGTCCAGCCAACAGATGTACCACACGAAGAACCATTCTCTTCCTTGTGTTTCCTTGCTTTCTTTGCAGCATTAGTCGCTGCCTGTGGATAATCACTGTGTGCCATTATCTTCGTTTATATCTAACTCATCCTCTTCTTGCTCATGTGCAATACCTTCGGAGGATGGCTCTATCTTTATATTAGATGCTAATGGTAACTCATAGCTATCACCACCTTCATACGGATTCATATTCTCCTTAATCCTAATTTCGTTTGGTGACATTGCCAGTACATTACGCATAGTAGTGTAGTATGAAGATCTTGCAGCTATGTCGCCACGGAGTAATCCATCAAGATTAAATCTCGTTGTAAACTTTTCCTTTTCTGCCTCAAAAAATATTTTCTTATTAAATTCTGCCTCTATGGTTTCGCATAATGGCATAATTGTATAATTTACAAACATTTGGCTTAACTGTTCCATATTGCCAAATGTTGCTTTATCCATATCCTCTAAAAGAACACCAGGAACACCTGTAATCCTTGCAATGTCGGAAATGGTAGCTTTCTTCGTTTCGTTAAAAGCTGCATCAGAAGGATTAAGACCTACTTTTTGGAAATCCATTCCTTCCTCTAAAATAGCAGTACCACCAGCGTTTTGACTTCCACCAAAAGCACGGTTAAAACTACCTTTTAATCTATCGTATGCCTCATTTGTTAATCTTCCTGGATGCTTTAATACACCGTTAAGATGCGCACCGTTTTTATAGAAGTTAGCACCGTAGTTCCTGTTGGCTAAAGCTAACCCAAAATTGTCACGGTGAACGTCTGGCACTAACAACGCTTTAACTCCATCCCATGCAAGATTAGGTATATAGATGATATTTTCACCTCTATATGTCTTGTTGTTTTCTTTATTTTTAAATACAAGTTCATTCCTACTATTGTACCCTATCTCCATTTTAGTTGGATTAAGAATAGTAAGACTGTTAATTCTTGTAGTTATGCTATTTCTATTTATCGCTGCATAAAATGCACCATGTGCCAAGTAGTGCAGCACCATTGTCTTATAAAACGTATGAGATGTATATAAGTCAGATGGCTCTCTTGATATTACTTTGTAGTTAGGATGATCTTTAGCTATTCTTATTCCTCCATTATCTTGTTTCTCTATAATGTCAAAAGGAATAGATGCGATAACACCTCCAAGTATTTGAGTAGCGCGATAAAAAGCAGGAAGTCCTATAATTGCGTATTCATCCACTGCCACACCGGCAGCACTGCCACGTTGAAACAATGCACCTAAAGTGTCACCGTTAATAGGTGTAGATGGATTTTCTATCGAACCTCGTTTCGACGAAAAAAAAGACCGCATGGTGTCGAGTATTGCCATGCGGTAAAAATAAACAAAATCAGTATGAAATCAACAACTTTTAGTAACAAGCTAAATGAACCTAATGTCCATGTATGTTTTCTTTGCCTTTCTGAAAGAGTTATAGGTGCTGTATTTTTCATTTAGTCCTAACTCCTCCCTTTCCTCTTCTAACTTTCTCCACGCATCCTCATGCCTGGGACAATCGCCCACAAGTTCGTAGAATCTGTGGAAATAACCGCTTGTGCAATTAATCTGCCTAACTTGTTGTGCGTACTCATGTTTCTTCATTAATATCTCCATAATTGACATTTTTAACTTTTCAATTAGGTACATTTTATAACATTAATAATCCTTGTTCACGTTCGCCAGATGTGTAGATGGTTGGTCTATCCTCAACCATGATTTGAGCATAAGCCATTACCATTGCCACCGGCCCATCTACTTTCTCTGTTGATTTTGCTTTATCTATCTTTATGTTTCCGGCAGGATCAAAGCGCAACATTACATTTGTCATCATCCATTCCATTACTGGATTTCCATCATGTGTTATCTCATTCGATAAAAACATCTTCTCTATCTCTTTTGTTGGTGCAGACATTGAAATAAAGCCTTGTCCAAATGGTTTCATATTAGCACCATCATTTGTGAGCTGTATAACCAACTGGGAAGCGTTCCACCTATCAAAAGCTATACATTCTATTTTATACTTTGTAGTTAACTCAATTACTTTAGCTTTTATAAAGTCATAGTCGGTAACATTACCATCTGTCATAATTATATCGCCATCCTGTGCCCATTGCACATAAGGAACACCATCGGATAAAGATCTCTCCCTAACATTATCCTCTGGGCAAAAGAAATAGGATTTAATATGTGGTTTATCAAGTCCTTGCTGCACAGGGAAACAAAGCACTAAGGCCGCAATGTCACGAGTGGAGGCAAGGTCAAGCCCTGCAAAGCATTTTTTATTATAAAGAATTTCATCATCTAATTTTAGCCTTGTTTGTTCAATGTAACTATTGGAAATCCAAACACTGGAGGTAGTTGTCCATACGTTTAGATTCTTTGTCATGAATTGAATTTGTTTTGCAGCTCCTTCGTTCAATGCCTTTTGATACTGATCATCCATGTAACTAATATACGGAGTAACACCAAGATTAGGATTAGATTTTGTCCAATTCTTTTTATCTTGCCAATCATCACCTTCATCAAGGCAAAAGAGCAAAGGGAATACACTATTATCCACTTTCCTTTTCTCTAAAATATCTACCATTACCTTCCGGAATTGATAACATGGTGATTCACGGTTAAACCCAGCAGTAGTGGTAATTAATAGTAATGGTTGAAATCTTGATCCCATACCTGTCTCCATTACTTGTTCCACGTCACTTGTTTTATGTGAATGGTATTCATCAATGCCTGCATAGTGTGGATTCAAGCCATCCAGTGTATCTGCTTCCGATGCAACTGCCTCAAATTTACTATTAGTAGATGGTACATTGCAATTATACTTTAATACATTGACTAACTTATTAAATGTGCGTGAATCTGCCTTTAATGATTTTAGCATGACCTTTGCGGTATCAAATGCTATCCTTGCCTGATCTCTGGTAGTCGCAGCTGTGTACACCTCCGCACCCGTTTCATTGTCACATAGGAAACAGTAAACAGCAATGGCAGCAGCTAACTCTGTTTTACCATTTTTCCTTGCTATTTCAAGGTAAGCCTTGCGAAAGCGTCTGCCTCCTTCTTTTCTCTGCCACCCAAACAGTACCTTTATAAAAAACTCCTGGAAAGGTTGGATGTTAAACCTTTGCCCAGCAAATTCACCTTTGGTATGCCGGAGGGCAGAGATAAAGTTAAAGGCCCGGTTAGCGTATGCCTCGGAGTAAGTATATTCCCAGTCTTTATTTTTTAAATCATTCAGATGTCGTTCAACTGCCAACCTTGCATAATTGCCTAACAATAATTTTCCCGAAACAACATCCTCAATAAATTTCATTTATCTTTTTTACTTTTTACAGTCAATCCAAAAATACTATTTAGCAAAACTGCAAATGCCATCAAGCCCCATGCCTCAACATAGTCAATGTATGGCAGATTAAAAATATTTGGTATTAACCAATTCCACATAATGTACACCGGCACCGAAATAAGTGCCAGAGCAACGGCAGAGGCAAGGATGGAGATGGCAATATCTTTCATTTGCTCCATATTAGTTCATTTTAAGAAGTTTAGCTATTTCATCGTCTTCATCACCACTGCCATCTTGAAAATATTCTAAAGTTAGCCTTGACTTCGGATCAAGTCCTAAAGTCTTGCTTAATTCAAGAAAAAGTTCAAATCCTTGCTTAAATGCAGTCCATTCGGCACTTACCTGCCTTGCACCGTTGGGATGCACCATAACTGCACCATCTTTGCTTAATATCTCGGCATTGTGCAATAAATGACCAATGGCCCGAGCTGCGATTGACAGATAAATCTCATCAACTTGCTTTCCAGCCTTGTGAAGGTGTAAGTGTTCACGGATTCTGTTGTAGATTCTTTGCTCACCTGCGTCAAGGTTAAACATAGGCTCACCGATTTCACCTGGAGTGAATGTCTTAACTCTTGATTTCTCCAAGGTGCCCTGGAGTAGTTTTGTTTTAATGCTCTTTTGTGCCATGTTATCAATGTTTTATGTCTGTGATGCAAACCCCCCTTTTAGGTCTGCGTTAATGCGAGATAAGT